ACAATGGCGTTTGCCAGATCAGGGTTTTCAAAGGTATTCGTCACAAACTGCTTTGCGCTGTAACTCATTGCACCCGCTACAGCCTTGGTCAAAAACTGCTTCCCCGCGTCCTTCATCACACTCTTCACAAAGCTCTGCCCGCCGTACACATCACTGCGCAGCTGTTTCACGTCCTTCTGCAGCTGCAGCCGTTCTTTCTCCGCTTTCAGTTCCCGGTTCGGGTCGTCCGCGCGGATGTTGGTATCCCCCTGCAGGTCGCGGTACTGCTTTTCCATCTGCAGGCGGTTGATCCGTGCCCGCAGCTCCTCGTCCGAGTAGTCCTCGGCCTTGCCGCCCTTCCGCTTCGGGGCGTACTCCGTCTTTGCGGTCGCACCTTCACCGGCGTTCTCGTCCCCGGCATAGTGCTTCTTTCCGGCTGCGGTCAAAGTGCCGTCCTTGTTCTGGTACCGCCGAACGCCCCACTTCATGCCCTTGATGCCTGAATGGTGGAGTGCACAGTTCTTTTTATGCTCCCACCAGTCATTTTGATTTGTCATTTACTCACCTTCTTTCGCGCTCTATTGCTTTTATTCGCGTTTATGCTATACTGGCTTTAACAACCATTCTGTGAGGAAGGGGAATCGTGTATGTGGAGTGCTAAATGCCCCAAATGCGGAGCAAAGATCCTGTTTGAAGATGCCAACGCAAAAGTCATTCAGTGTGCGTCCTGCGGAGCACAGGTCCGCGTTAATATCAACGTGAACTATAACTACTCCAAATCAGAGCACACCGAGCATATCGTCGATGATGCAAAGATCAAGCAGGCCCAGAATGTCGATCGCGTCATCAACCTTTTTGCCTCTCCCATCGAGGAGCGACG